TTGTTTGTGGGATTTAATGCAGCATTGGGAGTTGCTACAGGGGCCTTGAGCCGGATGTCCGCCATGGCGGGCGCGGCCAGTTTGGGGTTAGGAGGAGGCAAAGGAGGACTACTAAAAGGACTCGGTAGACTGGCAGCCGGGGTGGGGGTAGCCTACCTCGCACTGGAAACAATAAGTGCAATTGCTGGACCATCGGTGAACGAAAAGGGTGAAGGAGACATAGCAAAACAAACTGGGCTAAAAACCGCTGGTGCTGCTGCTGCCAGCCTCGCAGGCGTTGGAACTCTGACTGGTAATATGGGTGGTGCTGCTAGTGCTGCTAGTGCTGCTGCTGGTGGTGCTGCTGGTGCTGCTGGTGGTGCTGCTGGTGCTGGCACTCAAGGTATGTTCCCTTTCATGAAAGACGCGGCGAAAGGCGCGGGGGGTGGTGCTGCTGGTAGTGCTGGTGCTGCTGCTGCCAAACCAGGCTGGTTAGGTCGGATGTGGAACACCGCCAAGTCAGGCGTCCGAGCCGTAGGAAGCGGCATCGCAGCCGTAGGAAGCGGCATCGCAGATGCTGGCCGATGGGCGAAGGGTAAAGTCGTGGCTGGCTGGGATAAAATAAAAAACCTGACCCTTGCCGCAAAAAATAAAATGATGAAAGGATTTGTGGGAAAATATGCCAAAAAAATCCTCAGAGGCTTAAAGGGCTTTCCCGGCGTGTCGTTGGCAATAGAAACATTCTTTGCAAATAAAGACATTAGTGCAATTTCAAATAACCCCGATCTGTCCGCCGAAGATAAGAAAAAGGCTATTGGCAAGCGATTGGGAGAAGCCATGGGTGGTATTATAGGCGGTGTAGGCGGTGGTATAATTGGTAGTTTTATTCCCGTTCCTGTTGCTGGTACTTTGCTGGGAGCAATTGCTGGCGACTTCGCCGGTAGATGGGTTGGTGGTGCATTAGCAGATTTATTCGGACCTGAAAAGTTATATAATTTGATGTCGTTTATGCTCCCAGAGGTTGAAGACGGCGTGAATGTCGCAGGCGGCGGTGCTGGTGTTGATGCTCTTGTTGGTGCTGATGCTCCTGGTGGTGCTGATGCTCCTGGTGGTGCTGATGCTCCTGGTGGTGCTGCTGGTGCAGGTGCAGGTGCCCCTAGTACTGGAACTGCTCTAGTAACAGCCGCTGGTGCTGGTGCCGCTGGTGCTGGTGTGGCTTCAGCATTAGGTGCAGGTGGCGGCGGTGTCCCTAGTACTGGAACTGCTCTAGTAACAGCCGCTGGTGTTGGTGCTGCTAGTGCCGGGCTTGCGCTAGCGGCAGAAGCACCGGAGGTGGATCAAGATCCAGCCGCAGTAGCAGCACGCCAGCAGATGAGAAAGGTGGAACTTTCACTTGAACTTGAGAAGTACAAGGCAGCGGGGATGGATGCACCTCCAGCCATAGTAGCAATGGCAAAAGAAGCGGGGGTGGATATAGATGATCCCGCTTCGTCGGCAATGGCAGCGCAAGAAGAAATTAAAGAAATTACAGCGGCAAAAGAAGATCCAGCGGAAATTGCAGTAGTAAAAGAAGCGAATGAACAGATCGCTGAAGCGGAAATTGCAGCGGCAGAATCTGCTGAGAATCTAGCAAACGAATTAGAAGAAACCACAGATAAAATAAAAGATTCTGGCGAGAAAACCGAAGAAGCATCTAAGAAAACCGAAAAAGCATCTAACATCTTAACCAAAACCGTAGACAGCCTGAAAACAGATCTTGGTGGATTGGGTGGTGACTTAATAGGAATACCATCGGAAGTTACATCTAAACTTGGTGAATTTACAAAAGGTATTATGGGCGCAATGGGTAATTCTGTATCTACTGCAATGGACATTGTTAAGGGTAAGAGTTTGGGTGAAATGTTGGGATCCCTTTCACATGCTAGTGCGCGAGGCGCAGCAAGATCATATGGTTTTGTGGGTGAGGGTAGTGCGTTTGGTAGAGGCAGCCACGGCGGTGTGTTCGGTAGTGGATTCATGCGCCCAGGCGAGCCCGGGGCTGAAGGAATCATGCCCGGAGGGTTCAAGGGGCTCGGGCTCGATACACCAAAGGGACTTGTTACAACCCCGGAGGCCCCGGAGGGGCCCGGGCTCGATACACCAAAGGGAATATATGACTTGGGACTTGTTACAACCCCGGACCCGGGGGGTGGCCCGATGTTCGGTCCTACACCAGGAACAGATAGTTCTGGTAGATATCTTATGGACCAATCTGGTTCTAATTCTATGATGCCGCCCAGTGTTATTATGCCCGTAAACAACACCACATCAAATCAAGTTGTGCATAATACCAGTTCAACTACCACACTCGCATCGGGCAATATTATTAATGAAGATAGATCTATAATGATGTCTAGGTTACAGGACAATATTCACGATAGTTTAGTTTAATAAAAAAGGTGGAGCGAACTCCACCTTCTTTACACTCTCGTTAACATTCACGTTTTACATTCTAGTCATTAGCCAACTTTTCGAAATACGAGAGATTGTCCATTTTCTCATCCGCTTGAACCTCTTCGGTTTCGCTTGAGAACTCAGTAACTTCAGCAGTCTTTTGAACTGTTTCAGTAGCACGAATATCCTCACCAATAACACGATGCATCTTTTCCTTCAATTCCTCATAGGTCTTGAAGTTCTTTGGATCAACAATTTCAGTAAGTGAGTATTGCTGATTCCAAATATTTTCAAGTTGCTCATCATCACCACCCATAAGCGGTGCAGGCGAATCAAATTCACTCTTATCATAATTTACAAAACCAGAAACCTTACGAACCTTCAATTTAAAGTTTGCACCTTCCCAAAAATCAAATGGGTTCACTGGAGTTTCGTCCTCAAATTCTGGTTGCATTGCTTCCTGAATCTTTTCAAAAATCTTTTTGCCAAACTTGTAAAGGAAAACTTTGCCCTCGTTCTGAGGATTTGCCGGGTCTGAGACAACAATAATATTAGAAATATAATTCTGTCTACGCTTACGGGCGCGGGCAATGTCCTTGTCAGACTCAAGACCGCTGTTCCAAAGTTTACTATTCATTTCTGATACAGGATCTTTCTCGCCCAGTGTTGTGCGGGAATTCTCAATATACCAACCTCCCAGTCCCCTGAATCCATGGCTGAACAACTTCACCCACGGAATCTCTTCTTCGCCAGGTGCTGGAAGAAACCTAATAACAGCATAACCGTTACTAGACTTATCCAACTCTGGTCGCCAGTAACGGTCATCCTTATAGGATTCCTTCTTACCCATATCCTCGATCTTCTTCGAAAGATCTTCGATACTTGATTTTGATTTCTTTTTAAAATCTGCAAATGATGCCATGTGCATCTCCTTTCCGGTAGGATCTCCCTACCACTAAAACGTCATGGGAACTCCCCATGTCTTGATGTTTATTATACTATAGATATATGAAAGACGCAATACTAAATTGGAAGTTTTGCGTCAATTTCTTTTGGTAGTAGATTTACTTTTTGTCCTTCAATCTTTATCTTTTCCACAATCGGTTTAGACAGGAATTTAGAAGCAATAACGGGGTCAATATTATGATTTTCACAAACGCTTATTACCGCGTCAATATAAATACCTCCATTAGTCAGGGCAATTTTCTCAACCTCAGTAGATAGGGTATTTAGATCAGTTGTTTCGATTTTGTTTATAAGCATTACCACTCCTTGAATAGATATATATAATAGAAAGCATTACCCCGGAGACTCATATGATAACAGGCGATAACATCACAGTAGGTGCAGGACTCAGTTATGATGTTGCATCAGATTACGATACAACCGGTGTCAGTTCAGATGTCCATGTACCAATCAACAAGATTGGTTGGGGCAGTGATACTATAACAAACCGAACAACAGAACTCAAGCCTATTCCTGTACAAATGTATTATGCAACTGGTGGGGGTTCTACTGGGGCCATAATTACCGATTCTGGCGCAATGAAAATATCGGGTATGGTTGGTCTTACTACTGACATAGGCATTACTGGTCCATTGGGGTCTTCCTTTGGTATAAAAATAAGAAGGTTGAATGGTGGACCTGTTGGGTACACTGGTACAAAGGGATATACTAAAGATCGAGCATTAACTGGATCTCAAGATATAGATACTGTTCTTGTGCAGGGTATGTCTGGAGGTACAAGAGTTGGTGTTACTGGTAACAATTTTGATGTTAGACAAATGTTTGGTGGAGCCGCTGGTTATACAGGCGCATCCGGCTATGGTATATCAGGCGCACGGTATCCAGGGACATATTTTGATGGTTCTACATCATCGACCCATACTGGAATTGATACTGTAGCGGTACAAGGCATGAACTCGGGTTACCCTGTAGGAGTAACAGCAACCGGTTGGGATATCAGATATCTCGGCGGTGGCGCAGTCGGTTACACAGGAACAACCGTAACAAGCACGGACTTTGTAGCAGTTCAAGGTATATCAGCAGGATTCCCCATAAGTGTAACCGGTGATGTTGAAGTAAGATCCACTAATTTAGATATTCGTGATCTTGCGTCTGGGACAGACAGTGTTGCAGTATATCACGCAGACGGCGGCAAAACTCTTGCAATAAATCTAGCACAAGTTGCTGGTTCTGCGGTAGGTATATCAGGAGACGCGCTCAAGGTAGCAGTAACAAACGCTGGCCTAAGTTTACAAGCAGATATTGGTGCAGAAGTTTACATAATGAACCCAACAGGAGCAACTTCTGGTATCATTGTGCAAGGAAGTGTTGATGCCTCAGCCAATCCAGTCAAAGTATCACCAGATGGTGGATCGCTTAATGTAGTTGCAACCGACTTAGATATTAGAAATCTATCAGCAACCGATATAGTATCAGTTGGCGGTCAAGTAAAGACAGATGTAAGCAGTATTAAAACATCAGTCGCATCAACAAACACATCAATATCCACACAAACCACAGCAATTAATAGTCTAAAAACTACTGTGGATGGATTACAAACATTAGTATCAAATCTAAACGCTACTGTCGCAACAATTGACGGTAGTAAAAAGATGCGAGTTGCAACAACCGCAAATGTACCAAATACTATCAAAAGCGGAAGAGCAACCGTCAGTCCTTCTGGTACACAATTATCAACTGCCGGTGTGACAAAATTAACAAATGGTATTTACATAAAAGCAAGTGCTTCAAACACATCTACCGTCTTCGTAGGTGATGGTAGAATTGTACAGCAACCAAATACTGGTTATCCATTAGAAGCCGGTGAACAATTATTCTTGGCGGTTGCCGATCCAGGAAACGTGTTTGCTATAGCGGTAACTGGTAATCAGGTATTACACTATGTCGGATCATAATAATGCACATTCAGAACAGAGCATTAACTTCTAAAACTACGCCCAAAAAAGGCCCAACATTATACAGACCGGAAAAAACTGGTGTATTTCATGGCCTTAGATTTCATACTCTGATAAGTGATTTCCAGTCTGAAGATACTGAAACGTATCTCACCACCAAACCAAACATTTTAAATTATGGTTCCAGTGGTGATATGATTATTGATCTAACAAATACCAAATATTTGGAAAGAGAACAAAACCAAATATTGAGATTCTTTCGTGATATGCCAACCGGAAGTACTTTCACAATAAACAATGCAGAATATTATGATCCGTATAAAGATTTGGATTTAACAACAGAAGTAAAATCATCTAATGATTTGTTGAATGGTGTTTACACGTTTACTAAGTTTGAAAAAAACAAATACCTATTATTTGTAAACAAAGATACATGGACAGATCAGAAAATAAACAAATACTTGGGCCAATTCTTTATTAAAACCCCGCAATTCTCCAAGACGACATACCAAAACATAAAAGTTACGGGCGATAATTATCATGTAATTGAAAATAATATTGGTCTTCCCGCAGAATCATTTCAGATGTTTGATTTTACAAAAAATGATACTATTCAGATATTCAACAGCAGCAATAACAACGAAAAGTACAAGGTAAAGAAACTAGTAACAGATTCCGTTACTGGTGTTGAGCGTTTATATCTCGACGAAGCAACCGGACTGACAATGGAAGACCGAATCGGATCTGCTACAATAATTAATAAATTGGTTGTAGAAACACAAGAATCGTCCTATAAGACTTATGTTGAACCAATCAGAACCCAACACCAAGTAATTCATTGTTCATCCTTGACTATAAAATTAAGTACCAAGAATACTAATTTTGGCCCAAAGTATTATGTAAATTGTGGGAGAAAGACCGAAAAAAGAGGAACTATGGTTCTTGGTCGTTCAAACACTTATAAGATAACATATGAAAATAACATGCCGCCTTTATATTTTAGTAGTACTCCAGACGGAACCAATAATTTAGGCAAGGAAATGACTACTGGAGTCAGGGTGGTAGGCCAAAACGGCAAACAAAAATCGTATATTGAACTAAAAATAGACGATACCACGCCGAAATACATTTACTACTATAGCAAAACACACCCAAACATGGGCGGAAGGATACACATAGTAGACGAATGTGATGGTATTGTTTCGACGGATGAAAGAAGATACGTAGAAATACCTTCTGGCGGTGGGTCGCAGCGGCCGGGTGGCTATTAACTTTTCATAGAGCGTCCTGTTAGTGCATAACAAAATCTCTTGAAGCAATTAAACATTAGAGTAATTGCCCAAAAGAATAGAGATATACACAATGCGCATATGACGACAACCAATAGAACAAATATTCCTATTGGTATCCATACTATTAAATTTCCAAGTGTTTCGTCAGTCATTTTTCAATAACTCCGGTGGGACTCGAACCCACACTGGATGGATTTTAAGTCCATTGCCTCTGCCGATTGGGCTACGGAGTCTTAACTCACTCTGTCAAAAAAGATCTATCATCACTTTTTGATTCATCAATGATAAGTTGCTTTACTTTCTCAGTTTCAACCCATTCACTAATTCCACCTGTATATTCTAAACGAACCTTACCTTCATTCATTTCTACAATGGTTCCCATCTTAAGGGAATCTGGATTTACTACACAATCACCAACCTGAAAATCAATCATCTGATTTCTCCTTTTTAAAGTTCCAAAAATCAATCCATTCTTTAGTTGTTAGAATTTCCCAAAACATTATTTACCTTTGCCCAATACTTGTCGAGTTTAATTTTCTTTTTGTCCTTTGCCCATACTCCCCGTGGACCGCCGTTCCATATTCTGGCACGGTCCTCGTCGGTGACTGGTCTTCCTAGACGCTTCTCAGTGGCGTACCTCTTCATATAGCGTTGGAAGACCTCAAGAGAGAAATCTAGATCTTCACAATCGCTATAGACCTCGCCCTCTCTCTGTACGTCGATGAACGCACACTCCCATATTTGCAGGGGACCGATAGCATTCCCGTTGTCGCCAGCAGGACAGGAAGACTCACAGCGTCCTGTCTCTACTTCCCACACAGCAGATTGTAATGGAGTAGGATTAGCACCTAAAACAAAAGAAAGAAAAGGTGTACTAAACATTTCAATACCTACTGTCTACAATTTTTACAATTTCAACCAACCACTTCTTATTGAGACACAAAGCCTCAACTTCTTTCTTGGTCAGTTTTTGTCCCGGCACATAATCCACCGAATTAACGATGTTAGTAACTTCAAACGCTTTGGGATTCTTTATAGGAACCTTCTTCCATGTATATGGGCGACCTTTGGGGTTGCCTTTACCTACTGGGACTTTCTTCTCGGCAACAAGTCGTGCGCCGTCAAAATTAAATGTGATTTTCTTTTCGTTCATAATATACCTTTCTAACACGCCTGGCAGGAAGCGTTCCTGGCAGGACTCGAACCTGCAATCTACGGTTTAGAAGACCGTTGCATTGTCCAATTATGCTACAGGAACAATACGAGGCGGACGGGACTCGAACCCGCAACCACCGGCTCGACAGGCCGGTATTCTAACCAATTGAACTACCACCCCAACATAACTAATATTACCTAATGCGCTTGCCATTACCACTTCTAGAAGTACGGGCGGAGGCGTTACCCTTCTTTCTCTTTGGTCGCCGGGGAGAACCAACTTTAATCATGTTATTTACATGAGTATCATAGTGTATATCTTTTTTTGCCATTACAATAAGATCCTACGTGGTAAGTTTTAAAGAAGGTTCATCCTGTCCTATTGGCCCACTAACAGGGCCAGTAGGAACAACAATACCAGACCCGAAAGCGGTATTATATTGATTAGTGACTTCATCTGTGCCTTCTACCACGTACATAATATCTTGTTTAGATACAACAACACCGCTCGGAGTTTTTGCATATGGAAGCCATTGCGCCAATCCTAATTGACCCGCACCAGCAGGTACTAGAATTGCTGCATTTTTAAGTTTATAGTTTTCTTCATCTTCGTAAAGTTTACAAATCAATTCAAGTCCGTTTTTTAGACCTGCTATTCTTGTTCCGATTAATTCCATTTCCATTTTTAGGATCCTTTTTCTTTTTGCCGAAAGCCTTTTCCCAGTTCTCGGCATATTTTTTACTATCCACTTTGCGATATTTATCGCCTTTTCCTGCTTTACCATCTACCATCTCTGTCTCCAAAAGCCCCCTGCCCGGAGGCAGGGGGCGTGAAGAATGTTCGTTCCTAGTGAGAGCCACTCACTCAAGCCGTAATGAATCTTACATCATTTTCACCCGAAGGTCACAGAAGGCTTTGTACTCGGAGGAACGAGATTAAAGTGCCGGGAAGGATTTAACATTTACCTTCAACTTTCGGGGCCTACTAGTTGGTATTTCCCTACTTGCACCACGATTGAATCGGTTAGACTCTGCTAAACCCTTTTGGGCATTCACACCCCACCACAGGGAACCGCGTACTTTACTTCGCATGACAAAAAGTTGTTCAGTCACCGGCGAATGTCGGTAGCGAACCGACAAGGTTTTATTCACTTTTTAAATGGGCCGCAATGGGGTTGCCCCCACCACGACCACTTGGGGGATCAGAAGATCAGTCGCCGTAGGTGTAAGACGGGTCAACCAACTCAACAGCCTTGAGGAAGTATCGGGTCTTACCACTGTTCGTATCTTCCGTCACGATACGCCAGTTACCGTATGCTTCGACCTGCTCCTTGATGGATGAGATGGTTGCACGGAAGTTGCCGCAGTTGAAACGCGAAGATGCCTCGTTACTCGTCAGACCCTTGCCGGTCATAAGGTAGTCGAGGATTTTGCGCTTCATAGTCGGACGGTTAGAAGTAGCGGTTGTCATAGTAAAAAACTCCAAAAAACACCGGAGGACTTTAAGTGAATCGCGGGAACACTCCGGTTCGTTCCGTTGATTTGATACGAGTATTTTAATCTATACTCACTAGTTTGTCAACCCTGTTTCTCTAGGGTTTTTAATTTTTCTTTTGTTGTTCATTTCAAAAGAAAAGAAAAGTTAAGGGGGGGGATTTCATAGACAGTAACCGAGGACTTCCCGAAACTATATTACTGCTCGCTGGTTTGAGACTGTCGATTGTCTGTTCTATAGTATAATCCATTTAATGCCCCCGATAGGACTTGAACCTATGACTCACGGCTTAAAAGGCCGTTACTCTACCAACTGAGTTACGAGGGCGAAAAACGGGTTTTTGATTAAAATGGAGGAACCCTGGGAAACCCCCACATCCGTAGATCACTGTTTGTATTTCGCCTTCGTCATACGAGTATTATACCATAACGGCATCGTCTGTCAACCCATTCGGGGAATCTATAAAACAAAAATAACTAGTATCGTTTCTTTTCATTAATAGTTATATTTCTTTTCTTTTGGGAGCGGTGCTTCATAAAAAATTTCTAAACCAAGGGCTTTTGCAAGTGCCCATTCTGCCTTCGCACCTTTACTCTTCTCCCACCCAGACATCATATAGATCGCTGTGCATTCGTCACAAATTGCGACCATATCTCTCATAAGAGCATTTCTCATATACTCATGGTCTTCATAGTTTGTTTCGGGGTCAAATGCTGTGGGATCAGACAGAGGTTTTCCTGCATCCCTGTCCAGTTCTGCTGGATTGATTACTCTCCACCCCTGACTTCTTAAAACTTTTGCGCATCTATCGAATGCGGGATAGTTATAATCATCATAACCCCGCATTCCACCCGCAACATATATCGTTGGTTTTCTATTCATTTCCAAACACCGCATTCAATTGCCTATTTACACGGATAAATGTAGTACATTTTGGTAATTGCTTCAAAGTTCTTGCGCCCGTGTATGTGCAAGCACTTCTAATGCCACCCAAGATTTGCTTAACCGTGTTTATCACGGGACCACGGTAGTCAACCTGAACTGTCTTGCCTTCAGACGCTCTGTAAGTTGCTACACCCCCACTATGCTTGTTCATAGCAGTATCACTAGACATTCCGTAGAACGTCTTGTAAAGGGATCCATCCTCGCCCGCGACCATATCACCAGCACATTCGTCATGACCTGCAAGCATTCCACCTAGCATTACAAAGTCGGCACCTGCACCAAACGCCTTTGCAACATCACCAGGACATTGGCACCCACCATCCGCCATGATATGCCCGCCAATCCCGTGCGCTGCGTCTGCGCACTCCATCACTGCTGACAGTTGAGGATAACCAACACCGGTAATCTTCCTTGTTGTGCATACGCTCCCCGGTCCAATTCCCACCTTCACTATGTCTGCTCCAGCGAGGATCAACGCTTCTGTCATTTCTGCTGTTACTACATTTCCCGCAATTATGATTTTGTCTCGCCATTTTTTCCTCACTTGCCTTACAAAGTCTACAAATTCTTCCGAATAACCATTTGCAACATCTAAACAAAAAAATTGATGTGGTGCGGTATATCCTCTCTCCATAGGATTATTAATCAATAATTCTCGATCATTTTTTGACATACCAAAAGAAAGTGCCATAAAATTTCTTTGAAATACCGAACAGGTATCAGGAATTTCTGTAACGTGTTTACTTAAGCACGTTATCATATGATGTTTTGATAGAACACCCGCCATATCAAGAGTTCCAGTTGTGTCCATGTTTGCGGCGACAATAGGAATACCGGTCCATGATTTGCCATTCTTAAAATCGAATGATCTGTTCAAGTCCACATCTTTTCTAGACTTTAGAGTAGATCTTTTAGGTCGAATAAGAACATCCGAATAATCCAATTTAAGATCCTCTTCAATCCTCACCGTAAGATTCCTCCTCATCGCCTTCTTGATTATCAAAGACAATATTCAATTCCGGCTGAAAATCAGAAGCAAATTGATTTGCTCTTTGCCACATCGGCTCATCCATTTCTTTAATATAGTGCAAAGCAGTATATAAAAATTTTACCGTCTCAAGAAGATTATCTAAAACATAATCATCGTATTTGTCGCCGTTTTTGTTTTGATTCATAACAAACTCCTAAGTAGGCCAGGTGGGACTCGAACCCACGAATACATCGTTATAAGCGATGCTGCTAATGCCGTCCGCTTCCGGCCCATGTGGTATTTATACATCGTTTCCGGTAATTTGTCCAGATACAACTCTTTTAATTTTCTTGTTTGATACATGGCCGTTTTCGTTCTTAATCAAATAATTAGAACGTTGACGGTCTTCATCATAACCAAGACGATAATTCACTTCCTCTACTGTTGGAGTCATGTCCACAAAAGACTTTTCGTCGGACAGAAATCTAGACATAATAAGATGGGAAGCGGATACCGCTTTTTCCTCATTGTCTCCAAGAGGAATATCAATAATCAAACGATATTGGTTCATAACAAAACTCCTTTAACTCACTTCAAATAGGATCCATGATTGTCTGTATGATCCTTTAATGATACCATAATTCTAGACAAATCACTATGATTAATTTCATCTAAAAGATATTTTTCATATCCTTCAATTGTGGAGTATACCAAATCAACAAGTTCGCGTACATATTTTTTATCTTCCTCATTTTGGTTCAGTCTGTGCATTCCCCCAATCCCTTTCTATCTTCTTTTTGATTCCTTCATGTATATTGATTTACTCTTTTCTAACAGTTCTCGTCGCGTTCCGTTGTATATCTTTTCGTACGGGACGACCATCATTTCTTTTAATAAATCCGTCCCAGTTTGCATCATTACAAACTCAGATTTTACGTTCGTTATCTTATACTGTCTGGTACATGCCTTAAAGTATTGGCCCATTTCCTTCCACGAAACTATCTGTCTAAGGGCGACAGCGGCCGCTTGTTTTCTGTCTTTTTCTTCTTCCCTCCACCCCGCCATCAATGCTGCCATATTACCAGTCAAACTGTGCATGAGCCACAATCTTCTGCGGATAGGAAGGTGGTGGAAATTATACCCTATCAACGTCCTTGTGTCCGAATTATAATCGGCAAACATGATAAGGGGATAGCGGTCATATGGTGTACTTGTTTCCGCCATATAATCAAATGTTAAATATGTACCAAAATAACGCCAAGGATCTGCTGTTAGATCCCTGACTATAGAAGCACCACTGGTCAAAGCCTGTTTAATAACATCCTGAAAACTTCTGGTATCTGATCGTAGGACAGTAAGTTTGGGCATTTATTCCTCCCCCTCTCTATTTAGGCAGGAGGGGTCGGCGCATACCTATTTTTTCCACAAGAAGCGCAAGGTTTTGCCAATTTATGCATATCGCTTCTTGGGTTGAATGGCTGCGCACCAGCACCCTGTGGGCCAGCACCCTGTGGGCCGAGGGCATTTATGTTCGGCATGCCGGGGGAGAAAGCGGGTTGTGTTTCCATTCTTTCACCATATTTGCCGTCAACTATACTTCTTCTGTGAATTTCTGTAACCCCGTTTTCGACTTCTACCCTAAATTGGACCGATGGGATTGAAGAAAGCCAGTGATCTTCAATTTTCTTTTGTTCATCACCATTTAATATAAAATATCGTGCAATGTAGGTGTTTATCGGAAGCCTATAGTCTTCATGCAAAGGCATTTTAGCGGGGCAAGATTCTTTTACTTCACTAACCTTCCCCAAATCCTTGGGTTCGCAATTTTCAATAACAACAGTAATAGAATATCCTGGTTTTGCCGGATAATCGCCCTTGTTCTTGTTTTCACGAATCGCCTCCTGTCTTTGTAGATTGTAAAGATATTCTTTTCGTTCCGGTGGAAGCCGTCTAAATTCTTCCATAGGAATTTTAACTTCTTTCCCGCCCTTTTCGATGAATGTAAATGGCGGTTCCGGTGCCTGCATTGGCGGTCTAGGTTCCACTTCTCGTTTTCTAAATTCCATATTATAAACCTCCATTGTAACGAATATGATTAAAAGGATTGTACATCATTATGTATTTATGGTCAATGAAAAAACAAATAAATTAATCAGAATCCCATTCGCCGTTCTTCAAACGATCCTTCTTTGCTTTTCTTTTGATATTGCCCCGCCGTGGGTCGGTTCCCCAAGTTTTTGCACGACAACGAGCGTAGGAACCATCCTGGTCCATTCTACGAGGAAATATTTTCTTCTTGCTCTTTTCATCTCTTTTAGACATCATAAGTCCTTATGGGGTAAGCACTTGTGTTGATAGTGGCACGACCTTTGTTGCAAGCACAATGCCCATACCAATCACAAACCCAACCATCACCAACCCAATCGTGGCACCAATAAATTTTCCAAATGAATACGTTGTCTTATTTTCGTTGACACTAAACTTTACATTCTTTTGTTTCATAGAAATTCACCATAGTCACGACCGTATCGATTAAATCGATCACGAACAGACATCTCACGAAGATTCTCAACAGGATCTTCTCCATACATTTCAAAACGCTCTTCTTCTGTCATATCAAACAGAGAAGTATCAAATTCCACTTGCGAATCTAACGATTCTGCCCATTTTTCAAACATACTCATTTACTTTTTCCTCCAAGAACAAAAGATTTACCACCAATTTGTGTGCCGAATTCACGTTCTGCACCTCTACGTTTCACATCAGCGATTCCAGAACCACCAACTTTTTGTGTTTCGCCTTTTTTAATCCAACCAGAAGTACCAGTACCATGAAAATTAGAACCCGTTTTATTGGACACGGTAAGAATCGAATCTTGATCGTATTTTATACCTAACTTCATCATCTGCTTCTTCAATTGCATGAAATTATCAGCAACTACCATGAATGTCTTTTCTTTTACCTTGATTTTCTTGCCTTTATGGTCTTCGACATACTCACCGCGAACAGGAACCGCTGTGTTACCAGATTTTTTAATGTCTGCCTTCAGTGTTTTTGCTCTTTTGTTGTTTTCTGCTGGTTTTAAGTCACCTCGATGAGCAGAAATGAATGCAACAGACCTACCTTTTTCGATATGTGTGTAAAGGCGACTCAATGACCGCGATGCTGCTTCGTTAATAAAAGTTTTAAATCGTAACATGGTATTTTCCTTATTCTTTCATGTCATCTTCCAACACTTCGGATATAACCACATCCATCCATTGATTTATACTTAAATCCAACTTATGTGCTGCTGTTGCAATTCGATTAAAATCATTGTCTGTCATGTCCAACCGAATTATAACCACATTCGACGTTTTTTTCTTTGTCGCCAAGTTAAATCCTCTTATTATTTAGTAAATTACACTGGTTGAAGAATGTTATCTACAGTTTTCTCGCTTTGAATGTAATCGGTAATCTCTGGAATAAACCAAAGTCCCCGATTCACTCGTCGATCATCATTTTTTACAACCCAAGCAGGTGCATAAAGATACCCCCACTCGTCTGCATACTCGTCCAATTCCTTGCGCGTAAGAACGTCCTTTGAAACCGAACATTCTTCTACAAGAAACACAATAAACTTCTTTTGCATTGGTTTCAATGCGTCAAATGTGAAATTACCAGTCATAAACTTCATCTCCTTCATCGTCCGCATATGGATCATATCTGGCATCAATAGATTCACGACAAATGCCAAGAATAATTTCATACGCTTCGATTCGTTCAAGTTCTTTGTTGCTAAAGTACCCCACATCGAACTGTGAAAGAATATTCACAAACGATTCAGAAGTATCAGTGATGAGATGCACCGCGGCATCCCTCTGCCCAATACGAATCAACTTCTCTGCCTCTTGAATAATACTATCAAGTCGTTTTATTGTATCAGTAAGTGCAAATGTTCTGGGAAGCATCATGTTAATCTCCAGTCCTTTATGTATGGATTCTATCCACTGGTGTTATGTTTGTCAACTTGTTTTTGATTCTTCCAAAATGTTAAAAAACTGTCTTCCGAATCATGCAAAAACGCATACGCTTCGGATTCTTTCAGTCTCATTATCTGGTCAAATTCTTCATAGTCCAATTTTTCCCAAGTTCCACCAAGTCGATCCTTATAATTTTCATCTACAAAAAACTTCTCGTCGGTTAGCACAACTTGTTGAAATAATCGAACAAGGTTTTCGCCTTTTGCTTCTGGTGTCCATAACCAATGTGCAAAACCGTATTCCTCATCAACTAATACTTTCATTTTTTTCCCTTTTTCCTTTTGCGATGAATTCTTTCATGGTTTGCGTAGTATCTACACCTTCCATAAAGACATACGCTCCGACGCTCTCGTCCCATGCGGCGTATCCGCTTTCGACCAGAAACACAACGTACTCGCCCATTTCACTCTTATTTTTTTGTTTTTCACTTCGTTGAATCATACGGAATCTCCATAGTATAATAATACTCTTTTTCAATGCGCTCACTTCGCTTTGCGCCCGCCCGTGACAGCGACTCCCACAACTCACGCGCTTCCTGCACACTCATAAAATGCTCATACCCATCCACCTGATTTTCAAACGCTTCTTGCGACCTGAATTCAGTAACACGAACCGCGATGGGATCGTGCCACTTATTAATCTCATACTTCGTATGGATGGGGTATGGACGACCGCCGTGGTTATGGTGATCTTCCTGTGGTTTTTGCAATTGCACAAATATTTGTTTCATCA